TCCACAAGAAGCCTTAAACATGTTTTTCCAAACTGGTTCTGTTATTGGTAGAAGTTTTACTTCTGAGGGTGATATGAACCCAGGTAAAATACCTATCCAAGAAATACAATCAGGAGGTGGTGGGAATAAAATGCAAGCTCTTATAGGTAATTATAATTATTACTTACAAATGATTAGAGATGTAACTGGACTTAACGAAGCTAGAGACGGTTCAACTCCAGACGCTAATGCTTTAGTAGGTGTTCAGAAATTAGCCGCGGCAAACTCCAATACAGCAACTAGACATATATTACAGGCTGGGTTATTCTTAACTTCGGAAATAGCTGAATGTTTATCACTTAGAATATCTGATATTTTAGAATACTCTCCAACTAAAGATGCTTTTGTACGAGGTTTAGGTATACATAATGTTGCTACACTAAAAGAAATAAGCGAATTGTATTTATATGACTTTGGTATATTTATAGAATTAACCCCTGATGAAGAGGAGAAAATGATGCTAGAGAATAATATACAGATGGCGCTTTCCCAGGGATTAATTGATCTAGAAGATGCTATAGATATTCGTGAAATAAAAAGCATTAAACTTGCTAACCAAGTGTTGAAAATTAGAAGAAAGAAAAAGTTAGAGAGAGATCAAAGAATGCAACAAGAAAATATCAAAGCTCAAGCTGAGGCTAACACTCAACAACAACAAGCGGCCGCGCAAACTGAAATGCAAAAACAACAAGCTTTATCACAAAGTCAAATCCAATTAGAACAAGCAAAGTCACAGTTCGAATCTCAAAGAATGATACAAGAGGCAAATCTTAAAAAAGAACTAATGCAATTGGAATTTCAATACAACACACAGTTGAAAACTACCGAACTAGAAACTGTAAAAGGAAGAGATCAAAGTAAAGAAGATCGTAAAGATGAAAGAACAAAAATTCAAGCAACTCAACAAAGTGAGATGATTGATCAAAGAAATAACCAAAAACCACCTAAAAACTTTGAATCTACAGGTAATGATACAATGGCGGGCGGGTTTGGTTTACAGCAGTAAAATTTATTAACTATTATTATATTATATTATGGCAAAAAAGAAAAAAGAAGGGCCAATCGTAGACAACGAAACTGGTTCATTAAAAGTAAAACAAAAAAAAGAAGTGCAACCTACAGGTAATGAAACAAAAGGAAATGTTACTAAGGTTAAGGAAACTATGAAAATGAAACCACAGGTTGTTGAAGAAACAATAACTAAGGTTGATTTAAACAAACCACCAAAACCAGAAGAAAATGAAACTAAAGAAAATAACCCTGACGACCAGGGAGTGGTTGCAGTCGCTGATAATGCCGACGCCCCACAAAAACAAGAAGAAGTACAACCGGAAGTTGAAACACAAGAAACTCCAGTATTAGAAGAAATTACAAAAGAGGAAATAAATCAAGAAGTTATTGTAGAGGCGACGGCAGAGGCGGTTGAAGAAGCGTTAACAGAATCTATAGAAACAGGTAAACCATTACCAGAAAACGTCCAAAAGCTAATTGATTTTATGGAAGATACTGGTGGAGATTTAAATGACTATGTTAAATTAAATAAAGATTATAGTGATCTAGATAATTTAACTTTATTAGAAGAGTACTATGTACAAACGAAACCTCATTTAAATAAAGAAGAAATAAATTTCATAATGGAAGATCAATTTTCTTTTGACGAAGATGTTGATGATCAAAAAGAAATACAAAGAAAAAAACTAGCGTTAAAAGAGCAAGTTGCTGGCGCTAAAGACCACTTGGACGGGTTAAAGTCCAAATACTATCAAGATATTAAAGCTGGATCGAAACTCACAACTGAGCAACAAAAAGCAATTAACTTCTTCGATAGATATAACAAGGAATCAGAAGAGACTCAAAAAGCTACAGAAGTACAAAAATCTACTTTCTTAAATAAAACTGATAAAGTTTTTGACGATAAATTCAAAGGTTTTGAATATAATGTCGGTGATAAGAAATATAGATTTAACGTAAACAACGTTGATAAAGTAAAAGAAACCCAAAGTAATATTAATAACTTTGTTGAGAAGTTTCTCGACGAAAATAAAACTATGAAAGATGCACAGGGTTATCACAAGTCTTTATATACAGCGATGAATCCGGATACTATTGCAAGCCATTTTTATGAACAAGGTAAGGCCGATGCTATGAAGCAAAGTGTTGAAAAAGGAAAAAACATCAACATGGACCCTAGACAAGCACACGCCGAGAATGTTAATACTAGTGGATTTACAGCTAGAACTTTAAACGATGATAGTTCTGATTTTAAGTTTAAAATTAAAAACAATAAATTTAAAAAATAATTAAAAAAACAAAATTATGGCAATTACTAATGGAGGTTTATTGAATAGTGTCCTTGCGCCAGCGCAACAAGCACTTTCATCAAACTATCTAGATTTAGCGTCGACAGCGGGAGCTGGTTGGGCGCAACAATATGTACCAGATCTTATGGAAAAAGAAGCTGAAGTTTTCGGACCGAGAACTATATCAGGATTTCTTTCACAAGTAGGAGCTGAAGAGAGCATGACAGCTGATCAAGTTGTATGGTCTGAACAAGGAAGATTACACTTATCTTACACGGGACTAGTAACTACAAAAGCTGGTGGTACTATAGTTTCTGGTGGTCTTATTGAAGTAGCGTTAGATATCGATGGAAATGATATAGGAACTACTCACGGTATTAGAGTTAATGATACTGTTATTATCGCTGGTGCTGCTGGTGTAGTAAAATGTTTAGTTACTGAAGCTATCGGTGGTTCTGATGCTGTTGAAGTTGCTCCTTACAGCGTAGCTTCTTTAGACGCTGCAGGATTTAATGATGCAGACGCAATTACTATTATGGTTTATGGTTCTGAATTTCAAAAAGGAACTGCTTACTCTTTAGCTACTGATGTTGCAACGGCTACTGCTACAGAAAACTCAAGAGGTGCTAACGAACCAACTTTCAAGTCGTTCATGAATAAACCAATTATCATGAAAGATTACTACGAAGTATCAGGATCTGATGCGTCTAGAGTTGGTTGGGTTGAAGTTGCTGCTGAAGATGGTACGGCAGGTTACTTATGGTACTTGAAAGCTGAAGCTGATACAAGAGCACGTTTTACTGATTACTTGGAAATGGCAATGTTAGAAGCTACTACTGGGGGTCACGCAGATACTGGTGCTGAAAGTGGAATCGTAACGGTTGAGGATTTAACTGAAGATGCTTTTTCTGCAAACAGTACTACAAAAACAGGTACTCAAGGTTTATTCGCGGCTATTGAAGCTAGAGGTAATTTAACTTCTGGTATTACTGGTGTTAACGCTGCTACTGATTTAGCTGAGTTCGATGCTATTTTAGCTGAGTTTGACTCTCAAGGCGCTATTGAAGAAAACATGATGTTTGTAAATAGAGCTACGTCTCTAGCAATGGATGACATGTTAGCTTCTATGAATTCTTACGGGGCTGGTGGTACTTCTTATGGAGTATTTGATAATTCTGAAGATATGGCATTAAACTTAGGTTTCTCTGGTTTCAGACGTGGATCTTACGATTTCTACAAGTCTGATATGAGATACTTAAACGACAAAGCTACAAGGGGAGGTATAAACTCTGCTGCTGGTTCTAATGCAATTAGAGGGGTTCTTGTTCCTGCTGGAACATCTACTGTTTATGACCAAATGTTAGGTAAAAATCTTAAGAGACCATTCTTACACGTTCGTTACAGAGCTTCACAAACTGACGATAGACGAATGAAATCTTGGGTTACTGGTTCTGTTGGAGCTGCTACATCTGCTTTAGATGCAATGCAAATCCACATGCTATCAGAAAGATGTTTAATTACACAAGGTGCTAACAATTTCATGTTATTGAAATAGGCACACATTATTTTAAAGAGGGTGGGGCTTAGTCCCCACTCCCTTTATTTTTATTAATTTTATTATATATTATATTATGGCAAAAAAACAAAAAACAGAAAAGGTCGTAGAACCTTTAATAGAAAAAGACTTCGAAGAAGTTGAAACACCGGTTATGGAAATTCCAGAACCAAAAACAAGAGAAAGATTAAAACCATCTGACGAATGGGAAATTAAAGATAGATTATACATTCTAAAGGGAAGAGATAAACCACTTTCACGGTCAATTAAATCTGCAAATATATATCACTTTGACAAAGAAAAAGGATATGAAAGAGAACTTAAGTATTGCCAAAACCAAAAAACTTCTTTTGTTGATGAAATGAAAGGCGATCAAAGACTAGAGCACATTATATTTAGAAGTGGAAATTTACATGTTCCTAAAAATAAGGTTACGCTGCAAAAGTTATTGTCTTTATATCATCCAGATAACAACTCTATATATTACGAATTTAAACCCGCGCAAAAAGCATCAGATCAAATCGATATATTAAACATTCAAGTTGATGCATTAATCGCAGCTAGAAATATAGATATTGATATGGCAGAAGCAATTATGCGTGTTGAAAGAGGCTCTAAGGTATCAGACTTAAGCTCTAAGGAACTTAAAAGAGATTTACTTATATTTGCTAAGAATAACCCTAAACTCTTTTTAGAGTTAGCGGATGATGAAAATGTAATGTTAAGGAACTTTGGTATTAAAGCTGTTGAAGCTGGAATACTAAGACTATCTTCAGATCAAAGAAACTTTATGTGGGGTAGTAACGGAAGGAAATTAATGGTTATACCATTTGACGAACATCCTTATACAGCTTTGTCACACTGGTTTAAGACTGACGAAGGTATGGAGATTTACTCGAATATTGAAAAAAGATTAAATCAATAATAAATAATAAGTGGTTACCCTTCGGGGTAGCCACATATTAAATTAAATATATGAAAAATAACTTACAACAATATACTGGACCCTCTAGAGGTCTTGGTGATTCAATAGCAAACTTTACGAGGTTAACTGGTATTAGTAATCTAGCCCAAATGGGAGCTAGAGTTATGGGTAAAAAAGGATGTGGTTGTGGTAAAAGGCAAGAAGCATTAAACAAAGCAGTTCCTTATAAACCTAATTTAAAAAAATAAAATAATGGCGGTAAGTATAGATGAAGTATATCAAAGAGTTTTAGCGGTAGTTAATAAAGAACAAAGAGGTTATGTTACACCTATAGAGTTTAATTTATTAGCAAATCAAGCGCAACTAGATATATTTGAACAATATTTCTATGATCTAGATCAAGCGAGAAGAAAACCAAGCGAGGAAACTTCTTTCTCTGATATGCCTGAGTTAATAAAAAATAAATTTGCTCCATTTACAACTGTTCTTTCTGTACTTGGGGGAACAACTTTTCCAACTAACTATAGAACAGGTAGGATATTTGTTTCAGTGGGTACAACTGGTGTTAATTACGAGGCTAAACTTACAGACATGAACGAGGTAAGAAACTTGTTAGATTCTACGTTTCATAGAAATGGAATGGAAAAAAATCCATTATTCGTGGAGAGTAATGTACCTGGACGTGATATAGAAGTTTACAATCACACTGGGCTTACAACAACTGGTATAACTTGCGAAGTTATTACCAAACCCGGAAAAGTAGAATGGGGTTATGATGTTGTTGCTGAAAAAGCTTTATACAATGCGTCTCGAGCTACTAATTTCCAACTACACGAGTCGGAAGAAACTAACATAGTTTTAAAAATATTAGAATTATCTGGAATTATAATACAAGATCCAAATATAGTGCAGTACGCTGATCAAGAAGGAATAAAAAAAATACAA